TTATGTATAATGGATTTGGTAATTCAGAGCCACAATATAATGTTGCGAAAAAGCCTAAGAAAGATAAAGTTTCCTCCAAAACAATGAATGAAAGAGCCCAGCGTCAGTTTTTATACAAGATTGATAAATCGACAAATGACATGCTTAAAGGGAAGATTTTAGGAAATTATTATCAATTGATTTTAAATCCTGATTCTCCACCTTTAGGTTATGTGTTGTTTGTCAAAGGCTCAGTTTGCATGGTAAATGCTCATTATTTAACTTGTCTCTACAGAGATATAGTTGAAGATGAGAATAGGCCTGTTGAGAGTAAATTAGGTTTAACCTTTGATACTCCAATTACTTTCAGATCTTGCAAAACTGGTTATTCCTTTCAAATTCCTTTGAGGACTTTTATAACCCATCGACCCGATCCAGAATTAACCGAAAAAGATGTTGCTTTTATTGATGTTGGCTACAATGGTAGACAACATGCAAACATCACGAAATATTTTTGTGATGCAGAGCAACATGAAATTGACAGTTTTTATGGCAGATTGATGGTTCCCAATGATAAGGAAGAGGGAAGGGATAATTATTTCCGATTGTGTGAAAAAGAAACTGATAAACCTTGTGGAAATTCTGAAGAAGGATTCTACAAGTTGAAATCAGTTTATAAATACAATTTGGAAACTAAGAATGGTGAATGCGGGAGTATACTTGTTAATAATTCCGCCCAAGGCAGTCAATTCATTATGGGTATACATGCCGCAGGCCAAAGAGGCATAATGGGTTTCGCAACCGTTGTTACCAAAGAAATGGTAGATGATGCTTGCGAATATTTCCATGCCATTGAAGTAGAACAAGATGTTGAAGCTCCTGTTTTGGAATTCCAAAACAATTATGACTCGCACAATTTTGTTCCAATTGGTGTTTCCAAGTACACAGTTGCCGTCAGTGGCAGATCTAAGATACTGAAAGCACCATTGCATGGGAAAGTTTTTGATGTTAAAGCTAAACCTGCTATGCTTAAGTCTTTTGAGCGCGATGGGGAAGTAATTCGTCCCGCTGAATTGGCTTTAAAGAAGTACTGTCTCAATAGGAAATTTATTCCTGAAGAGATGGTTTGTAAAATCTTCAACAGTATGTTTGTAGATTTTGCGAGAAATTCACCTGTTAAAATAGAGCCTAGATTAATGACTTTCGAAGAAAGCATTTTAGGCATTGAGAATGATCACACTTTCCAAAGTTTGACAAGGTCCACTTCAGCTGGTTTTCCTTATAATGTTATGAGGAACTCTAAACGAGAGAAAAAGTTTTATTTCTTTGGTAAAGAGGCAGAGTTTGATTTGGAAAATGATCACGCAAAAAGGCTCAAAAGCAATGTGAGTGAAATAATTAGCAAAGCTAAGAATAATATCCGAAGTTTCCATGTTTTTACAGATCAACTGAAGGACGAATGTAGACCTTTCGCAAAAGTTGACGCTGGGAAAACTCGCTTATTTTCTGGGTGTCCCATCGAGCTAACTATTTGTTTTAGAATATACTTTGGAGCTTTTACCAGATGGATCATTGCTAATAAGATTGAGAATGGCTGTGCTGCTGCAGTTAATCCTTATTCCGATGAATGGGATGAAATTGCCAGAAAGCTACTTATTGTTAATAAGAATGATGCATATGGTGCTGGAGATTATTCTTCATTTGATGGTAGTGAGAGTTCTTATGTTACTCAACATATGCTCTCATTTATAGAACGATTTTATGTTAATTCTTCAGCTGAGGATAGACAGGTTCGTTCTATTTTGTGGTTGGAAGTTTTTAATTCTACCCACATTAATGGAAACCTCATTTATCAATGGTGCGGATCCTTGCCATCAGGTCATCCTATGACCACAATTATTAACAACATCTATAACCATTTTTGTTTTAGGTATTGTTGGTTGTGTTGTAATAAAGGAGATTACAACATGTTATCTTCATTTAACGACCATGTTTATTTGATCGTTCAAGGTGATGATAATTTGTTTGCAGTCTCTCAGGAGTATTATGACAAATTTTCTCCATCTGCTATTCAATCGTGGATGAAGGAAATTGGAATGACTTATACTAATGCAAACAAAGATGAAGATGTTGGATACTTGTCTTTGGACGAAGTCAGTTTTCTTAAACGTAAGTTTAAGAAAGATTTTGTTACAGGTAAGTATGTGGCACCTTTAGATTTGGATTCTATAGGAAAGTCATTCAATTGGTGGCGCGAGTCACCTACTGCTGTTCCTTCATACAAAGAAACAGTCCAAATGAATATGTTTGAACTGTCTTTGCATGGGAGAGCAGTCTTTAATAAATACGCAAATAAGATATTAGCTGAGGCTGATACAGCGTTTTTACCCAAAGTGATGACCTACGATGAAGCTCACAAATTAGTGGGCTCATTGGAAGGTTATTACTAATTTTCATTTTGGTCCATTGGTTACCCATTCCTCGGTTTATGATTCTAATGCCGACGATAAGGCTTTGGACCAATAGTAGGTCTGAAAGTCCCTTCTTAGTTGAAAATCTTTTGCTTAGCAGTGGGTGTAAACACCTGAATCAACTTCTAATAGCGATTAGCCTACCTATTAGTCGTATAAAATGGTTAGCACAAGTTAATAAAGAACATCAGGATCCCGTGAATAATGTGGATGGGATCGCAAAGAAAGATGATATTCTCATCTCAAATTCCACAACCCATTTTATTAACGACGGTACTGTAGAGTATACTACTGCCCTTCAGCCTTTGTCTGTTGGACAAACCTACACTACCGATTTAGAAAACTTTAACATGCAAAATGTTATAGATTTCCTAAAGAAACCAGTTCCTATTGCCAGTGGTACTTTTACTGCTGGTACAACTGGTATTTTGCAAACGATTGATCCTTATTTGCCTTTGCGAACTCAAGATTTGTTTCTTCAGAAAGTCAAAGGTAATTTGGGAATACGTTGCAAAGTTGTTATTCGTATTGTTGTCAATGCGAATAGGTTTCAACAAGGAAGATATATATTAGCTTTCTTACCATTCTGTGGTTCATCTCCAGATTCTGATACTAGAGATGCATACATTGAAATGCATGCTAGAACTTTAACTCAGATTACGCAGTTGATGCGAGCGGAGATTGATATCAACAGAGATACGGAAGCTATTTTGGAAATTCCTTGGACTAGTGCTTATCCTTTCATGCCGTTGAAAGGATCCGCTGAGGCTAAGTTTGGCAAGCCAGGTCAAGTGTATCTTCACACTTACTTGCCTTTACAAACAGGAACTGGAGGTTCTCTTGATGCTAAGTATACAATTTACTTGCACTATGAGGACGTTCAAATTCACTGTCCTACTCAGCCTCAAATGGATAGAAGCTATGCACTTGGTGGACCTAACGGAGAAATCCATGAGATTCCCCAATTTCAAATGGCTAAGGGCAAGATGGCACCGCAATCCGCTGAACAGAAGGCAGGTGATGATGGTCCAGTTACTACTGTGCTTAAAAACACTAGTAAGGTGGCTGGTATATTATCAAATGTCCCTGTTCTCAGTGCTTTTGCTGGTCCTGCTTCTTGGGCGCTTGACATTGCTTCTAAGTGCACTTCAGTTTTTGGTTGGTCAAACCCCTTACAATTATCTGGTCCAGATAGATTTGTACACAATATTTTTCCTCTGGCTAACAATTGTGATGTTAGGGATATGACTAGACCATTGGCTTTATATGCAGGTAACACTTTGGAGGTGTTACCTGGAATTGATGGTACTGATGTAGATCAGACTTCAATTTCTTTTATTGCAACCAAGTCTGCTTATTATGACACATTTAATTTGTCAACAACAGACGTGGTTGATTCAATAGTATGGCAAGATGATGCAAAGTACTCTACTTATGATACTAGTTTTATTCAAGCTGGTACACAAGTTATTTCTAGAGTCCCTTTGTCTTATCTCTCCCAATTCTTCCAATATGCTCGTGGTGGTCTTATATTTTCTTTGAAAATTGCCTCCACAGAGTTTCATTCTGGAAGATATGCCGTGGTATTTCAACCTACAGAACCAAATACTGGGGCCGTCGCTCCCTCGGTAGCCACTGCTTCTTATAGCTACCGTGAGATAGTCGACCTTCGTCATGGTTGTGAGTTTGTGTTCCACGTCCCTTATTCTTCAATTCTTCCCTATCGTGTCTTAGACGTTACAGAGAAGTTTGGAGATATTTTTGTCTATTGTTTGAATCCATTAGTAGCACCGGCTGGAGCTGCTACCTCTGTTTCTGTGGCTGTAGAAGTCGCTGGAGCACCAGACATTGAGTTTGCTGCTCCTAGAGGTAACAGTTTTGAGCTTACTTCTGCTACTTTTCAAATGGACAATTCTTACAAAGACAAACTAGTCTTATTGGGTAACTCCCCTATGGGAGACCCAGAGGACTTAAAGCCCGCACGTATGTGTATTGGCGAGAAGATTTTATCCGTCCTTTCTCTTTGCAAGAGATCTGACATTATAGAACCTTTTTCTCCTGGTACAGCAAATGCAGGTTTTACTATGGATCCTTGGTTCATGCCATACAGATCAGTTGATGTAGCAACAGTTAACAGCTTTTACAAATGTGACACTTTTGCTATGATTGCTGGCATGTACGGTATGGTTCGAGGATCTGTGAGAATTAGAGTTAGATCAAACAGTAGATCAGGGGGTGCTGATTCACTTCAGTACGCTACTGCTCGTTTGGTCTACTCTACAACTAATCCTATAGCAGGATTAGAGGAATTTAACCTTGCTGGCGGGGGTGACGATTTGTCCTCTGGTAAACAGAGTAATCGCATCCTCGCTAATGTTGATGCTGATGGTGGCATTGAAATTCAAGTACCATTTCATCATCATACATTTGCGCATCCTGTGCAGGAGCATTTAAATGTTGTGTCTTCAAAAGCATATAATTTTGCTCAATCTGTACAGTTTTTGCGTGTTAATATGTGCAAGGATGCCGGTATCTTGGTGGAAAGAGCTGCTGGCGATGATTTACAATTCGCTAGCTTTATCTCTTGCCCCTTGATATCGACTCCTTAGATTCCTACCTTGCCCTGGGAAATTTTGGGGTTTGTACCAGGGAACTGCTCTATTGGGTCCCCGCTTTTTACCCATAGAGTGGATTGTTTTGCAATGATAGATCCGTCCTATTAGACATGATGTAATTGTGTTTAATAGTTTATAACGATCTGGAGCGAAACGCTCTTTGCTAAGTGGAG